GGAGTGTCCATAAGTGGTATCATTGCCACCATCGGTGGGGCTATTTCTGCGGTTGTGGGGTTCTTCAGTGGCTTACTTTCCACGATTGTGTCGGTCGTCGGAGCGATTTTAGGGGCAATTGGGGCAATCGTTGGGCTTCCAGCGTGGCTGGTCGGGTTAATCATAGCAGCCATCGTGGCAGTCATTGCTGTCATCATCGTCTATTGGGACAAAATCAAATCGTTCTTTTCATCCGTTGCTGATTGGCTTTCGGACATTTTAGCGAAGGTGATGTTGGCGGTTGCGGGGATTTGGGACAAGGTGAAGGAATGGTTTGTGGGAGCGGTTAGGTGGATTAAAGAAAAGGCATCGGAGTTCTTTGATGCAGGTAGACAGATAGTCATCAGGATTTACGAAGGGATTAAGTCGGTCATCATGTTACCAATCAACGCCATCAAATCTCTCGTGGAGAAAATCCGAAGATACTTACCGTTTAGTCCCGCCAAAGAAGGGGCGTTAACTGATTTGGACAAAGTAGGTTACGGATTTGCGAACACGATTGTGGCGTCGTTACGGTCAGCCCGAGGTCTCGTTATGAGTGAAGTGAACAATTTGACACGGGCGATGTTGACACCTGCAATTTCCCTTGCCGTTGCCCCTGTCACCATTCCAAGAAAACACATAAGTCTAAGTGTTTCGGTCACATCGGACAAGTATGTTGACGAGAGGATTACGAATTACTTTGAGAGGGAAATGCCGAAGGTTGTGGGTCGGCTGATTTGGGGGCGATAACGATGCGGATGCGTGAGTTTTTCCTTCCACCAACTCGGTTGATTAAAGAACTTCGTTTCGTTATCGTCAGTAAGGGTTACTTTTACATCCCGAACGCTTACTACCCAACCGATGGTTCTCCACAGTATTACATTAACCCAAGTTGCTACCTTGATATTGGGATAAAATAACCTCCGAGAGCATCAAATCCTGCCCTCGGAGGTGTCAAAAATGACGAAAATACTAAACAAAGACGAAATCTTAATCACCTTCTGCGTCATTGATGCGGACGCAAACCCCGTAATAGCCCCACCAACAACCATCATTTTCTTACCGATTGTTTCCAGTTTCTCTCCGAGTTCTCTCAGGCGTTCACCAAGAACTTCAGTTGCGTTGGTGGCTGCGGAAAAATGAGACGATAAATCCCCTACCGATGCCGACACTGAAGTTGCGGAAGCCGAAACGGCATCCCCCAACGATTTCGCAGCATCGGCAGTTGACTTCAGGTTTTCTTGGATTGACTTTAACTCACTTGAAACTTCGTCAACCAACGAAATGACAATCTTGAGTTCCTCTGAAGCCATCTCCCTTCACCATCATCACTTAATCCTGTGTTGAAGTTCGTCGGACACCTTCTCGTTCCACTCCGCCACTCGTAGAAGTAACAATTCAGTTTGACCGACGGTTAGATTAAGGAAGTCTTCTAAAGAAAGGGGGATACCGTTCTGACAGAGAGCGATGTAGAGTATGGTTGGTGATATGGGTTCTGTCTCGTCCCCGACGGGGGGTCGGTCAAAACAAGTCTGAAGGTAATGGGTTGTTTAGAAATTCCTCAAAAGAACCTTGCCTACCCATCGCTACCCAATACAACCACGCTATAGCCTTAATTCGTTCAACCCCCTTCAATTGTTCAATCTCATCAACACCGACACCGAAAATTTCAGTAAACTCTATCAGGTCTCTCCAACGAAGGTTTTTCAAAATCTGCGGAGATTTACCTGCGAGAATTTGTAACTCGTCCTTCATTTACGGACACCTCCATAAAGCATTTCCTTGACGATGTCCCAATGTCGCCGAACCTTTTTCTCTAAGTCCAAGTCTATCTTACCTTGTAGGAAAGCCTTGAGTTTCTGCGGGGTCGTGTCAACCAATTTTGCGAAATCGTTAAAACCATACTTCATCGCTGCAATCCAGACAGCCCGCCGTTCCTCAACGGTTAACATAATAATCACCTCGTCACGAAGAAATGGTTAGACAGTTTTCGCCACCTCTCAGGGAAATATCCATAACCCAAATATCGTCACCGCCTTTGACGGGGTAGGAGGTTTTTTCAATCCACAAATCGTTAAGACTATAAGTGACATCTCCGATAGTGATAGTAACATCTACGGGGGGCGGTGTATCTTGGGCGATGACGGTCGGTAACGGAAGGTAGATTTTCGCCGTGAACTCAACTTCAGGGTAACCCCACGCAACCAAATGCCTACCACGCTTCCGTCCTGTGGGTTTCGTTGACGATATATCAGCCGTTAAGTGGATGGGTTGTTTGAACGATAATTTGAACTCGGAAACTTGATAGTTATTACCGTTGATTGACACGACACCGTCATGCCAGACCAAAATATTGCCACGCTCAGGGGTTGATGGTTGTGGTAACGATGAAAGTATTTCTACAAACATGACCTCATACTTAACCGAAAACTTAATCGCTTCACCTACTTTCCCTTCAAGGTTGATTTCAGTCGGGATACAGCCGTAGGCTTTCACGCCGAACCCTAACTGTGAGTTACCCGCCTTGACCGTGAACGATTTTGGTGAAAAGTTGGCGGCGGGGAAGTGACTATTGAACAAAACAAAATCGTTACTACTAAGTAACCCCTCAACTGAAAGGGACGGTTCAATGAGTCCGTGAACGGCGATGACACCACCTATCCCTTTCTCGGTTTTTAACCCTTCGGACAGTTCAACCGAACCACCATTCACGAAATTAAAACCAGAGTAGGTTGGGTTACTGGGTTCTTCACCGTAAATTGTTTCTGGTGTTAGGATAAAAACATCACCAATCTGTGTTTTCATCGTTCCTTCACCTCACTTGTTTTACCGAACATGTAACCGACAAGGGCTGTTATCCCAGCGATGACTGAAGCGAAAAGTTGTCCGTCAATCCCCTTCCACAACGCCATCGCTTCAAGTAAACTGATACAAACGATGGCGGTGATTAAAATCACGACCTTGTCCCGCCTCATCCCTATCACCAACATCAATTAAACAGAATAGTAGGAGACCGTCACCTCAACACTACCCGCAACCAACCCGAGTTCGTCGGCTTCGGGATGTGTGTCAAACCTGAGACTGGAAACTTCAACTCCCTTAACGGTTATGTTTGGATGCCACGCATCGGGTAACCACAAACACAAACTCCCCGCCACATCCACCATTAAGTTCATTAAGTCACTGTAGGGGTTGGTTTGACGACTTGAAACGAGACAAACGATTTCGTAGCGTTCCGTGACGACAACATATTGGTTTCCTTCTCGTTCGGTTTTTATCTCTATCGGGACGACGATGGCGGACGGTGTCGGGATAGTGACCCGATGTTGTCTGAGAGAACCTTTAATCACTTGCAGACCTTCAATTTGGCTTAATCGGTCGTAAAGGACATCCATTGCGGGGTAAATCACGGTCGCATCACCTTCCTGAAGTATTCAACGATGTTGTCCTTAGCCCACTTTAGAGCGGGTTGTAGGAACGGTTTTCGGATTTTCCCGCCTTCCTTGACCCAATTGGCGGATTTCTGTCCCGACCGTCCTTGTTCAACTCGTTTTGCGAAAACATCGCCGACACCACGAATGTAAAACCTCAACGCCTTAGCCCTGACAGGTAAGATGATTGGGTTGTGTCCGAGTTCAACATAAGGGGCGTAGTGGACATTCGTTCCGACTTCGGCTTGATGACGACCCGTTAACTTGGCGAAAATGGACGCCCGTAGCCGACCCGTGTCAACGGGAGCGTGTTGTTTGGCGATGGACGAGACTTTGTAGGCGAACTGGAATAAGTGTTTATCTAAGTCCACGACCGTCTTTTCCATTTTATTCAACTTAAGTTCAACACGCTCGTAACCCTTAAACTCAACCGCCATCCTCATCACCTCTCAGGTAAACCACCGAAGTTGTGAACTTGGTCGGGGACGGGGATACATGAGTTACTTGGTAGACCCTACCGTCAATTTCCACCTCGTCGTTGATTTGAATGTTCACGGGGACAAGTGGGTAGAGACGGTAGTTTACGACCCCGAAGGTGGAGAAGATGGAACTCCGTTCGTTCACGGAAACTGGAAAGAGTAAAGCGGGAAAGGTTTTCACCAACACTCGGTTTTTAGTCGGGACACCTTCAACGATTTCGTTGGGGTAACGGTAAAGTTTGACTTCAACCCTCATCTTCTATCACCATCCCGAACGGTAACGATACAGGGTCTCTTTGATGTCGTTTGGGATGTCCCCGAAATCAACCGTAAAGTCCCCCGACCGAAGGGTTGTCATGTTGGTTTCCCGTTTATAGAAAAAGGCGGTAAGTTCCACCAATGCGTTCAACAAGTCCTTCGGTAAGGTGGTGTAACCCGCCGTGTAGGTGACCTTAACCCACTCGTCGTTGACCCAATCGTCAAGATACACGATACCGTCCCTTGTGAACTGTTTCACCGAATAAGTGTTTTCTCCGTCAAGACTTGTGACCGAGACGATAGAAGTCACGGGATAGTTTTTCAACACGATGACCGACCGAAAAACCTTGTGTTCCTCAACGAAGGTGTTTTCCTCAAATTGACGGTCACAGAATTTCTCGGCAAACCTTAAGGAAATTTCCGCATAAGTGTCCACCGAACCGACAAGTTCGGGATATTTCAACAGTGTTTGGTGAATAATCTCCTGAAGGACACTCATCATTCATCCCCCCGCTCGGTCAATCGTTCCAAACTAACGACGATGTAAGCGTGGAAAAGTCGTAAGTCGTTTTTGTAACGGAGCGTGAACGAACACAGTTTGATTTTGAACGGATAAGGACATTCGGGTCTGTAGTTGACAAAAAGGTAAACGAAAACCTTACCCCTTCGGTTAATCTCCTTCATGAAGGGGAATTTGAGTTCACCTTTACGAAGGATTTCAAGTGTGAGGTGAACCTCCGCCAACCCCTCGTAATACTTTCGTAACGGGGACTTGTCTATCTGAATCAAGGTCACTTCAAGAACTTTACGGTCAAAAAACTGTTTCATTCTCTCAAGTATCTTCATGGGTCACCACCACAACCATTTAAGCGAACCGTCGGTGATAAACAAAAAGGGGGTTGCGGGCGTCCAACCCAACAACCCCCGATTGTTTTCACCTTAATCCCTCGTTACTACCTCAACGCTCCCTTGACTACATTCGTTCCACTGACTTTCTTGAAGTCAACCCGAATGGATGCAACGATGATGTCCCGCAAGGTCAACACATCACGGTCGGTCTCAACTGTCACACCACGACGCCAACCCAACACGAAACAACGCTTCAAGACAACGACGGGTTTGTCGGCGTGAGGGGAAACGATGACGGGGACACCGTAAATCTTCGCCAATTCGCCCGTCAGAATGGTCGCCGCAACCCCATACTTGTCAACGGTGTGAACCTCAGCCCAACCGAGCATTTGCCCGTAATGGGTCGGGTTCACAATCAACACGGTCTCGTTCGGGTTGACCACATCAAGGGATGCGAGAGCGGTTCGGACTGCTTGGGCGTCAAAGGTTGATGCAGTCCCAACATTCGCCAACTTAATCAACCCGTCCCAAAGTTTCAACAAGTTGTCGTTTGAAGCCGTGTCGCCCTTGAGAATGACCTTGTCCAAAGCGTCACCGAAGGCGTGGGCAAATTCCTGTTGAAGCAACGGAACGATGGGGACGATACTGTCTTCAGTAACTTCCTCTGCCACAGCGACGGCGGCGGCGATTTTCTTTGCGGACAACAAAACATCAGGGGACGAAATAACGGAAAGGGAGATTTGACTACCCGCTGAAACGCCCGTCGCTTGAATGCCACTAAAGGCGATTGCGGGTTTATAGAACTCCGACGGCATGTCCAGTCGCTCAAAGATGTTGTGAACTGCGGGTTGTAACCGAACGAGTTGAATGACACGAGCGGAGAAAGTCGTCGGGATGTAACCCGCAAGGTTAGCCGAAGTGACGGTCTTCACGACCTCTTGGAAACGGCGTTCAAGCCAACCATCGGTGGACAAACCCTTCCGCCTTCGGATTAACGCATAAAGAGTGTAGGCGTCCGCCAAGTCCTGCCACTTTTGAAGTTCGGGGTCGGACTGTGGCGTGGTCAAAAAGTTAAACAACCTTTCTTCGGGCGTCACTCCCTCAACACTGACACGAGTTGGTTTGACGCCCTTACTGAGAACTTCCTCAATGTTAGAAACTCGTTCCTTGAGTTCCTTCACCATGTTGGTTGCCTCTCTAACTTCACGAATGATTTCGTCCATGCCGCATCACCTCTTACAATTAAACAGGAACTCATCCAACACCTTGAAGAACTCAATTCCCTTGTGGAATTCAGGGGGTTCTTTCCCTGCCTTGCGGTAGTAACGACAAATGTGTTCGTAAACCTTAATCCTGTCCTCGTCGGGGATGTCTACACCGCCACGAGCCCCCAACAACGCCGCCATTGCGGCGACGACACCACGCCAAATCGCTTTAGGTTTTCCGTCCACGATGTCAACGAAGGGCAACTTATAACCCCCGAAGGTCGTCCCTTCACTGTCCCACCAGAAGAAACGACCACGATACTTCCTTCGTTTTTCGGGGTCTTCAAGGTCGGCGTTCGTTTCAACACCACACCATTTCCGCCACCGCTTTTCACTCTCGTCAGCGTCCCAACTCCGTTCCATGTCCAAGTCCCAGTCCATAAACGGTGTCGTCCCCTTGACAATTTCTTCAGTTTCCAAGTCACGGACGATGATGGCTTTAGGGTTGGCGGGTATGGAAACGACCGAGGTTTCAAGCCAAATCCATTGGTCGTGTATCAGGACATTGTTTTCCATCCTTTGTTTGACCGAAAGGAAACCGATACTCATAGCCCTCAAGACCCCTTCGTCAACCAACCGCTTAATTTCCTGAGCCTTCGGGGTTGATGCGAAACGGAAAGTGACCCTGATTTCGTTGTCAGTGATGTCCACGCCCTCAATAACGCCGATTGGTGTGTGGGGGTCGTGATTGAACAACAAAATGGGGTTTTTCAAGTAGTCGTCAAGGTTCATTAACCCCTTGATGTTCATTCGTTCCATCAACCTATCAACATCGTCACTTGTCGCCACGCCCGTGTAAAGTTCCACACCGTCGGCAGGTTGACCTTCAACCGATTTGATTGTCATCTTGAGTTTTCGTTCCATCTTCATGTCGGGTCACCCCTATCATTTAATCACTCTCAACGGGAACGATACAACAACGACAATTAACGACTTCCTCGGGATAGGGACACGATGGGTCGGCGGGGAACTGCAACAACGCTTTACCTACAACGAAGGGTTCGGATATAGGTTTAACTTGTCCGTTGGCGTCGGCGTGGGTCGGTCTCGTCCTCTCGTCTAACGCCGAAACCCACATTTTCTTTTCAAACCCCGCCGCCAACATCCCGTCCAAGTAGCCACCGTTTATCGCCCCCATACTTTCCGTCCTCGCAATCCGTTCCGCTCTCCAAGTCTCCAAATCCACCAACACCTCTCTAACCGCCTCACGAATGTCCAAACCCTTTTCCATCGCCCGTTCAATCGCCTTCCGAAGTTGACGCCATGTTTCGTCGGTAATCCACTTAATTCGTCGGCGATGTTGGCGTAGACGGGCTGTTACACGGGCGTCGTAAAGGTTAAAGTCCACATCAAGTCCGAAGGTTTGAGGGAGTTTTTCAAGGGCGTCGGTCAGTTCGGGTTCAATCTCGTTCCAAAGTAAATCGGCTTCCTCGTTCGGGTTGAAGTCAATGAACTTGAATTGCGAAAGGATGCGGGATTTAAGGTCACGAGCGTAACGCCTGACAGCCCTGACGATTTTCCGTTCATACTTGGACTGAAACATCAGGAACTTGAGCCAAGTTTTCATCATGTCAGTCACCTTCTCTTTCCGCAATCGGGACGGTGTTCAGGTTACCCCACCAGACATCGCCCCACTCTAACGGTTCGTTGAGACCCAAGATTTCCCTTGCTTCGTTGATGGTGATGATACCTGAGGACACGAGGCGGGTTAAACTGTCAGCGATTTCGTCAAGTCGTTCCTTCGTGTAGGGGATTGAGGTCAAATCAAATTCACACCAAAGTGACGGTTTAATTTGGGTTAGATACTGGTTGGTCAAGGTCTCGGAGATGTAAGTCAACAAGGGGATGACCGTCTCCCGCCAGAAAATCTTGGTTTGTTCACGGGCGTTGGCGTAGTTGGCAAACTCGTAGAAACCGAGGACGGCGGGGGGAACACCTAAGATAGCAAGGATTTCTTCACGAAGGGTCTTACGAATTTCGGGTAAGTCACCTAACCTCAACTGTGTGTCCAACTTCTCAATTTCCACGCCCTTACTTGTGACCAACCAACCGAACCGATTGCCCCGACCGAACATCGTCCTAAGTTTCTCCCTTTCCCGTTCGTAGACCTCTTTGTCAACAGGTGTTTGGATTTTGAACACGGCGAACGGTAACGCCCCGTTGGCTAAAAATTCGCTACTTGCCCTGTCAACTTCAATCAAAGTCTTGATGTGAGGGGCGATGGATTGGGCGATGGACAAACCTAAACCTTCGGGGTCGGCGGGGTTAGTTAACTTAAACCAAACGACATCGTCCTTTGTAAGTTCCATCGTCCCGTTATTGGAAAAGACTTGTAACTTCTCGTTAAAGACACTAACCGAACTTGGGGGGATGTAGGTTAACCCGACGATTTTCTTTCCGACCCGACGGATTTGCCAAAACGAGTTTCCGTAGACATAGAGGTCGGAGATGATGGTTTGAACCGCCTGAGGGGTCGTGAAGTTGTCGGCGAACCTTTGTGAAAGGTGGTGGTCGGAGACAATCCTATCCCCGTCGTAAACATTGAGGGGGACGCTGGACGCCGAGGATGTTATTCTCATCAGGGCAGCCCGAAACAAAGGATGAGACGCCACTTCGGCGACACCGACCGTCCAAGAGTTAACCGAAGTGGGGATTTCAATGACCGTGTTGTCCGACCTGACGACGAACCTTTTAATTCGTTCCAACAACTTCATCCCAAATCACCATCAGTCAATTAACCCTTAGGGGATGAAGTGGAAGAACACGGGGTAGATTTCCGACCGACCCGCCTCGTAGACAGCCCACACCAACGCATAAACCAAGTCGTCGTGGTCGCCCGACGGAGCGGAAAACTGTCCACCTTTGTAACGAAGGTTTTTGAGTTGTCGGATAAGTTCAGTGAAGGTGGCGGGGATAACGATTTCGTTTCGGTAGGTTAGGGCGTGGAGAAGGTTGAAGGCGTCCTGTTTGTTTTTGGGGTTTACATGGACGAGCGTGGTGGGGATACCGATGTTTTTCGCTGAATCGTAAAGGTCGTAACACTGATATTGTTCTAACACCAAACCTTGTAAGTTCCAAGTGTTGTTCACTTCGTTAATCCACCGCCAAATCTCATCAAACTCTCCAGTTTCAAAGAGGACGGCGTCGGAGACGATGTAACGAGTGGTGTTATTGGAGAGTAGAACTTTGATGACCAAAACTCCCGCTGAGAAGTCCCCGTGTCGTGAGAAGGGTAACGCTCTGTCAACGCCAGCGAACGCTCCGTAGGCGACCATGTCGGGGAAATAAACTTTGAGGTCGTCGGGGGTCAAAGGCGGTGGTTGGTCAACGATACAGGGGTCAATGTTTTTGAAAACGAAGTCTTGTCGTCCCTTTGAACCACCGAACTCGTTCAAAAAGTATTGTCTGAATAGGGGTTCAACCATCAACTCTTTCTGTCGTTGTAGGAACTCGTCGGTTATCAACGGGTTGTTTTCGTTGGATTTGTAGAACTCGTAACCCGAACGGTAGATGAAACAAATGTGAGGTTCGTTTCGTCGTTCGTAAAGACGATAGAGTAGGTGGTCGGTGTCCGAGGCGGTTGAGGTGATTAAGACCCTTGAGTTTTCTCGTTCACTTTGGGAAATCGCCACCGACGCAACTTCTTCGTCCTCAATCAACGCCAACTCGTCAATGATTAACAAAGTGTAAGTTCGTCCAGCGATGGCTTCGGTGACGCATGGGACGGCTTCAATGACCGAGTTGGTCGTAGTGATTTCAATCCTGTTTTGCCCAACCCTGATGCTACCTTTCTTTTCCGCTGCATTAACATATCGGTCTAAGGTGGTTTTTGAGCGACGATAGATTTCTTTAACTCTGCGGAAGGCAACTGATGCTGCGTGGTCTTTTGAAGTTGAAAGAATGATGGTGTCGGAATGGTCTATGTTAAACGCTGTGTAGATGGCTGCGACGGCTGAAATCAAAGTTTTGCCTTGACGCTTCGGAACGCAAACGACAACGATTTTGTGTTCTGCAAGGGCGTCTAATGCCTGCCTCTGTATCGGAGTTAATCTGATAAGCCTTTCCTTTCCATCGTAACCGATATAAGTCAAAGTCGCTTCAGCCCAATCAGCAATGCCAATCCAAACCAT